GTATATGTTTGCAACACTTCAACAATCTGACGCCCAGCCTCAACACCGTTCGTCCCGATACCTGTATTGATTACAATGTTCGCACCCGTACCACCACGAATATCTGATGGCACTGTTGAAGTTGGTGTTGGTGTTACTACACCAGGCAAGGTTGGGATTGACAAGCCACGACCAGGCACCAGCGCAGCAGCGTCAGCGACCTTCTTGATCGCTTCGGCAAGTGCTTCGAATGCTTCAGTCTCACGTTCCGTTGCCTCGGTGACACGCTCTGACGCATCAGCCTGCGCTTGCTTTGCATCGTTCACCAACTTCAAGAACTCGTTGTAGGTATCGGATCCGTCAATGGCACCAGACACCGCTTCGTTTAACTTGAGTTGCGCATCCTTCAAACCATTCGTTGCTTCAAACTCTGTGTCCGAAGCATCAGCCACAGCCAACTTTGCTTGGGCTAGATCAATCTCAGCCTGTCGAATTACTTGCGGGCTGGACAGAGGATCGGCTCGAAGTTCAGCAAGTTTCTTCTCGGCATCCGTAACCGCAAACACAGCCTCTTCAACAGCAAACCCAGCGTTCGCCACACTACGTTGAGCCTTTGACAACTCGCGTTGCGCAGCCTTCGCCTGTTCGGAATCTGCGCCATACCCAGCGACCGCTTGATTAAAGTTCTCTTGCGCAGTCAACAGATCCGAGTCAGCCTTAACAAGACCAGCTCTCGCTTCTTTGTTTGCCTTCTGAGCATTCGTCAAAGACTTCTGCGCAGATGTTGAAGACTTCAACGCTGACGTGTACTTCTCAAGATTCGCCTTCGTATCATCCACCGTCTTGGCCACACCACCTGAAGACTTCTTGACGTTGTCCAAAGAACCTGCAAACATATCGGCTGCTTCTTTTGCTTTCGGTAGAACCTTCTGACCAATGCTGTCAGTCTGGTCAACGAACTTTGAAAGAGTATTGCCGGACAGATTCAATGCAGCTCGAGCGTTTGAGACTGAGTTACGGAACCCGTCAAAGGTTCTGCTGATCTGTTCAGTTCGGTTGATGAGTTGTTGCTCAATGGTGATGATTCCATCGCCACCCACGATTGCGTTTCCGAATGCTCGAAGAAAATCAACACCTGCAGCGAGCGGTCCGATCAGATCAACGAAGCTCTTTTGCAGTTCGTAAAAACTAAGTATCAGTGCTTCAACTCTGTCAAGAACAGAGAAGGTCATCTGTCCAAATGCAGCACCAAAGTATGCGACTGCACCCGATAGTCCTTTTTCTCTAAAGCCGTCAACCGCAGCCTTCAAGGCTGGCAACACATTGTTTGTTAAGAATGCAACAAACTTCTCGGCGGCAGGCAGAAGTGCGAAGCCAATCTCCTCAACCACTTCACCAAGACCTGTCTTAAGAATCTTTACTCGACCAGAGAATGTGTCGGCTGCAGTTGCGGCTGCACCACCGAACTGATCTTGCAAAGTTGTGAGGATTGCACCGAAGTCTTTTGACTTCTTTGCACCTTCGTCCAACGGGATGCCGAGTCGAGTGAGCGCACCTATCTGCCCAGTCGCCGCACGCCCAAGACCCAAAGTCACGGCCTCCAAATCGCGCCCAGTTGCCGCGCTGATGTCAAGCGCAAGCGTGAACAATGATTGCGCTTTCTCCACATCGTTTGTCGCGCGAACAAGATTGCCGAACGCTGGTCGAAGTTCATCATCGGCAATACCAGTTGCCAACATCGCCTTCTCAATAAACAACTCTGTCGCCGACACTTGTGCCAAGGTCGCGTCAGCCGACTTGATTAACTGGTCGGCGAGAAGTTTCTGTGACTTCTCATCGGCTGCTGCTGCTGCGACCGCAGCTGCTGCTGCACCAGCCACCGCGGTCAATCCACCGATTGCGATGAATGCACCCTTCTTCACGAAGTCAAATGCACCACCTAGTGCAGCACCAATCTTGCCGACCTTCTCTAAAGACTCTTGACCTTCACGCGCAAGTTTCTTGAACGCCGTGACAGCACCGTCAGAATTACCGAGAATCTTTACAACGAATGTGCGTTCACCTGCCATGGTGAAGCAATTCTACTCAGTTAGCAGCCATCCGTTTGCGAAGCTCAGCCCACTCGCGTTGCATGTCTTTGTGAATCTCTGACTGTGTCATGCCGTCATATTGCGACATATCAATCGGCGCATCCCACCACTTCGGATCAAGAACACATCGCATCGGATTCCCGCGACGCGGTTGACGAGTCGAGCGAATGTTTGGTGTGTTGAATCTGCGTGTCGGTGCAGCGATGTCTGTGATGGTTGGATCAAGGAACCGCCAACCTGAATGATGTGTGCGGAACTGCTGACCTGCTTCATGCTGTGGCAGATAGAAGATACGGGCAGGGTCTTTGGTTGCTGGGTCGCCTTTGAGACGAAGACGCTCATGTGTCTCGTACCAAACTTCTTCCCAGTTCTGTACCGGCACAGCCTGCTCAAACGGGATGACAACGTGCCAGTGTGGATTGTTTTCACGATGCGACCATGTTGTGTATGCGAAGTGTATATACGATCCGAGATCTGCTTGTTCGAATGCTTCGCCGTCAAGGTCGGCAACCAACGCCCAGATGTGTGACACGTTCGCGTTGCCACGGGTTGTGTGTTCACGATAGGTGACTGGCGAATATAACTTGCCGTCAGACTTCTGTTCACGTTCTTGATGGTTGCCGAGGATTGTGGCGAACTCCATCCAAGAGGATGCGATGGTCTTTGGGTAGACGGACTTGACCGATGGGAACCCGACGACTTCAAACATTGTGCAGAACCTCCGACTATCAGGTTAGCGAATCCTCAGCGGATTGCAAGTATCAAATGCCCAACTGTTTGACCACTTTGTCTATGCCTTCTAGGTATTCTTTGGCAATCTCGTTCTTGCGTTTGCGGACGGTGGGCCAGAAGAAGTATCCAGACTGACCGCGATGGCGTAAGAACTGCTTGGTCTTATTTGTGGCACCTCCACCGAACTCGGCACCGAAGAAGACATCGCTTCGAGTCACGGGTTTCTTGCGACGACTATTCGGACGGGTTTTTGAAATAAACTGCTCTTTACCACGCAACTTGATTGTCGGGATACGTTCATTGCTTGCTCTCAAACCTTTGGCAACTTGTATCGCTTGGCTTGCTCGACTGACCGATCCTGCTTCAATCCGAACTTGACCTTGAAGATCTTTGGCGATTGTGTAAGCAACTTTGCGCATCTCTTTATTAAACTGCGGACTTGCATTGGAGAACTTGCGCAAAGTTTCAAACAAGTCTTTGACTTCAACGGTGTTGCCACCTGGAACAACACCGAATCCTAAATTCTTCCCACCAACTATTCCGCTTCCGCGACCGATAGTTGAACCACCGCCAGATGATTCTGGGAATGCTGAGAAGAATGCCATCATTGAATCCTTTGGTTCGGGTTCATCTTGACACTCTTCCAGCGCAGATAGCCGAGCATCGTGTACAGCATTCTAGGTGATTCTTGTAATAGCGACGACGGCGATATTCCCGTTTCGCAGGACAAATATGCGATCAGCCAGTGGGCTGAGGATTCTCCAAAGGGACGATCACCGCAGAGTCGGTTCCAACCTCCACGCTCTCGACTGTCTCAATCCATTCTTCGAACTTCATCGCGGTCTTCTTCGTGCGCTTCGTTGCATGCCATGCCAACCATGCGAGGTCGGTGAGACGTAGTTCTGTTTGGAAGTTTGCAACCGAACGATTCTTCTCGCCTTCGAAGGCGATAAAGTCTGCGAACTGCGCGGTCACTTTACTGACCACGCCGTCTAGCTCGGTCACTTCTAGGTTGATTTTCATTCTTGCCTCCTGTTATTTGTTAAGAACTATGCGGTTGCTTTTGTGATCGTTCCGCTAATTGGCCAGGTTACGTCCGCTGTGTTTAGCTCTCCCACCGCGCCATTTACAGGGCTGAACTCCGTGCATAAAACACTGAAAGTGTAGTGAGGTGAAGCGGTTCCTGCTGCTGCTGTGCCTGCTGGTTTGACAATCATCGTGACAGCGGTCGAGCCGATCAATGGGAAGATCAATCCGTCAATGGCGTTGTAGTCGTTGTGCAACGAAAGTGTCACCGAGTTGTCAATCAAGCCTGAGACGCGGGTTACTGCGCCACCTGAACCGAAGTTTGTTGTTGGAACTTCGGCTGCCGAAGTTGACAGAGTTACTGCCGCAACATTCGAAGTGATGTCGGTGCCGTTGAGTGAGACGTTTGCGTTTGTGAGAACTAACTTTGCCATGATTATTTATCTCCTGCCTTGTCGGCGATAGAAGTTGATTTGTCTGCCACCAGAACAATGCGACCCGATGCCAGTAGAGAGTCTAGATGGTCAATCTCACTGCCATCAATAGTGGCTGGATATTGTTTATCGAGAACTGTGAAGCCCTGAACTACTTGATATTTTGCCATGGGCTAAGCGTACACCACGACACGAAAGTCGACTGTGAGATAGGTCGTGTCGTTCGCGTCAACGGTTGAGATGTTGGATGCCTCTTCCACGATCAGTGTCTGGGCATATCCGCCGAGGCTTGTGTCGGCTTCAATCGCGGCACGAATCCCGCTGTCATAAGACAGGTAGGTATCCATCAAGTTTTGTGCGGTGCGTTCTGCGGCACGACCAACAATCACACTGACCGTGAATACATGTGTGACCAGACCTGCCCGCATCGCTCCGTGGTAGGTGATTGATTCAAGTGTCGGCCATGCGATACCGCCGAGCGACGGATTGACCTGGTCGGGTTGCTGTGCGAATGCGCGAAGGTTTGCGATCGTGGCAAGACGTGTTTGTAGTCCTGTTTTGAGTTCGGTGACTGTTGCGGTCATGCGAACATTCGCATTCGGCGATATGGCTCGACGAGTTGTGCGACGTCTGGGTCGAGTGCGCGTGTCACTCGTATCGCACCCAAGTCTCCGAAGCCGGCAACGCC